CTCGTTTGGGTCTTTGTACACACCACTATTTGGTGATACTTCAACAAAGTTCGTTTCGTTCTTTATAAATTGTTCTAAGACTTGCCCGTCTGCAGCTGAATAGGTGTAATCGTTTGCTACCACCCATTCTCTTTCAAAAAACTTAGATTCGTCCCCATCTCTATCTCTCGAATCATAAGACTCAAACTTAAAGTAAATCTTACTTCCAGCCTTGATGTCAATCATTTGGGTACCCCCCGCTAATTGTTTCCCAAATAAACTTCTGTTTTCAGACGCTGGAGGTAAATCAACTGATACATTACCAGAGAAAATAAGCTTGTCCTTACCGGTATAAGTCAAAAATCCATACTCATCAAAGTTCATCAAAAAACCCGATGGTCTTATTTTCATGTAGGTTCCTAATTCCTCTTTAATGTTTACATCGTCGGAATCAGTATTACCCTCAAGCCAACCCTCTGTATTATCAAGAACATCCGGGCCTGTTTTAGTTTCAACCTCTAAAACCTTTACTTTGACCACGTTCTGTACAGCTCCTTCGTCATCTTGCTTGACGATAAGATTCATACCCGCTTCGACCTTATTTATATTGTTGCCGTTAAGCTTTATCCACATATACTGACCGTCTTGGTAGTATGTTGTAGCGTAGATGTTAAAGTGTTGTCCTTTGTTTGTTTTTACAAAAAACTTATATCTATCTGCCCAGTAAGGAGGCTTGCTTTTAACCGTAATTTTTGCGTGATTCAGGTTAACACTATCTTCAACAGGAACAAAGAAATTGCTCTTATCACTACCAGTATCATCACTGTTTGGAATGACAGAGGAATAGCGCCCAAACTCATCAAGATATACAAGACCGAAGTCATAGGAACGATTGCTCTTTAGAGACGTGATGTTAGAATCTTCAAGTAACTCGACAATCGAATCATCGTTCCATTTAAAAGGCTCACTATAATCGGTAAAATCATTATCCGTATCGTCTGATGGTGTGTCATCTACTTTATGGGTATTGACAGGTGCTGTAAGTGTAATTGATGTTGCGCTACTTGATGTTTTCGTGAACGTACCATAAGTTAATGTCTCAAGGTCATCAGGGCTTGTAGTGTCAACGTTGTTTTTAAAATCACTATCTAACGACTTTAATAATTGAGTTAAGTCAGAAGAGTTGTAAAACTGTGTAGCTGACGTATAGTTGTCAGTTAATACTACTGAAGCACTACCTTTATAATCACCATCAAAATAAGTATTTGGAGAACTACCTGCTTGGTCGGATTCTAATACCGCATTAATGGTCAACATGTAGCCTTTATTCAAAGCCTTTCCTGTCAAATCAATGACTATGTTTTTATTGGAATTAGCTCTGCTGTAGTCTACCTCAGCACCCGCTCTTTGCTTTGTGCTTTTTTCTGCAACGTAATCAATATATAAAAACTCTGTACCGCCATCAGTCTCAACCATGTCATACTGAGTAGTGTAGTTACCAAAGACTACCCTATCTTCTATGATATCTTGAGCCAAGGCTTTTAGTGGTACATTATCAAATACACGATTGTACTCGTCATCCGGTAATGCTTGATATACCTTCTTGTTAGTGAAAGCATATGTTCTTTCTGTATTATCAATAAGGTCGTTTTCCTCCTTATTTATAGTGTCTGCAATGAATACGACATCAGACAATGGTGTTTTGAAGCATAGCTGTATGTCTGTAACACGTTTGTCACCTGTATTATATGTTATGTTGTACGCATTGAAAGTGTTTTCCATACCAAGGTTTTCCAACGTTTGGAAGTCCAGTTCAAACGCTCTTGGTGTAAATTGGTAGTAGGTAAACGCAGATAGTGCGCTGTACTCGCCATCAAGATACTTGTATCTGTATGCAAAAGAGAAGAATCTCTCCAAAACGGCATTTTCATCATCTGTAGCGGTATTGAAACCAACTGCAGAAGGAGCCTTACGAGGTGGTTTTTTGTAAAGGTTAATGTCGTCTGCCTCAAAATTGTTAGAGCCGTATGCTTTAGCACGCTTAACATTCACCATTCTTGGCGGGTTGAGGTTGTCAGTAAACAACAACAAAGACTCATTGGTCGTCTTGTTAAATATTACATTAACACCTGTGATTTTGTAATCTGAATCGAAGTTCAAAACCTGAGCAGAGCCAGTACGTGTATCGCTCAATACTGTTGAAGTGACGTCCTGCTTATTATCGTATTCATAGATAAAAGAACTACCGTTGTCATCAACAACAAACCAGTAAATCTTCTCATTAGCCTCATCAGCAACAGAACCAATACAGATAGGATTATCGGTAGTATCAATACGAGTAAGTTTTACGTTACCTTTTTCGTTTTGAACAGTACCAGCATCTCCATCCGCTGTATTAGTGACACGAACGTTAAGAGCATCAATGTATTCTCCATTAGGAATGATACGCTCATCAGCGTCCTTGTTCATTTTGCCTTTGGCAAATATGTTTTTTAGCTCCATATTACTTTATCCACTTGTCTCTTCCTCTTAGTATCTGAGTTAATTCAGAGAGTTTGATGGAGTTGAGACGGATTTTCATGTTTCTTAAAGATGCACCTGCTTGCTTTACAGCTCTACGAACAGCATATTCTGGAACACCAAATTTAGTTTTCATTATCTGACTGATAATGTAGTCGTACATATACGTCTCTGCAAGTTTATGTACCTTGATTTCTGTATCAGCCAAATCGTAAAGACCGTCTGATACATACTCAATTATGATGTTTTTTCTCGCAAGAGTAGAGTTAAACATAATAAACCCTTGATTCTTGTCTATATGGTAAGCACCATTGAAGTTCCCTGATTTTGTCTCAAGACCAAATCTTCTACCGAAAAGAACTTTGTCAGGAGCTTCTAAGCTTCCCTCTTTTTCGTTCTTCCAGTTTGTCTCAATAATAGGAGTACCCGTAAGAGCCTTGTTGTTGTTATCTATAAGAATCTCTGCGTTTGGTGTGTTGTCCTGCAAGTAAGAGGTAGGAGATGACGCATCAAAGTTCTGCATAATAGGGTGAACTAAACCTTCACTACCTACATAACCAACCTTAACCAACGATACAAAATCATGAGGAAGTGGCATCTTTAGATTGTCAGCAACCTCTACTTCGTAACCACGAATCTCACGTAGTGCATCATAGTGGATTTCTTGTAGCCCACGTTTTGCATGAAAAATGACTTCGTTGCGTTCTATCTTGTTAATTAACTTGTCGTCGCCAACATATGTCAGCATAAAATTATTGATGATATCCTGCAACAGCATATACTGGTATGTACCCCAGTTTTCATTTTTAGGTGCATTACCGCTATTCTGGTAGTATTCGTACTGAGAAATATCAACTCCTACTTGTTGTGCCATCTATTATATGTTTTCTTTTTGGAAATCAGCTCTGTCCATCTCCTGAGCAACAGCGATTACATCACGTTCACGTATATTAAGACCTGCGTAAGAACATATCTTAATTACCAATTCTGTTTCATCAGCAGCGGGTAATTCGAAATCTGTGCTACTATCTGAGTTATATACAGGGTCACCGCCAACGGTTGTATATCCCCAGTGAGGGTCACTTGGTTTTTTGATGTAGTTCATAGTAACCACATTCTCCAAAAGACTTGATGGTCTCACATATAGTTTATCTCCTTCTCTCTTATAGATTGGGAACGCTGTAGAAGGTGCTGTTAGGTTACTACCTACGAGCATATCAAACTTATACTTAGCGACTTCCTCAATAACCTTACCTCCTGTCACCACGTTGATGATTTTGTAGAAATCAGATGGCATAGAAAGGTAATCGTTATCACCAACTGTATTAAGTGGCGCTACATCTACGTATGCAAGCTGTGCGCTCTTTGTAAAGACATCAATCTTGTTAGCTATATGCATAGCACTGTCTCCGTAATCCAAGGCTTTCTTGCGCTTGTTTTGAGCCTCTATTGAACGAGCGTAATCTTGGAAGTAACCCTCAAAAATTTCCAGTTGTGCCTGCTTTGCAAAATAATCGTATTCAGATGGTGCGAGATATCCTCTATTATCCTTGTTAAGAAGGAACATCACTGTATTTCTGACGCTGTTTATCATGGGATATATTTTAAACAAAAATACAAAAAAAAGAGGGCGCAATATGCCACCCTCTTTTCCTACCTAACATCCTAAACTGCATCTAACTATAGCAAGTTAATGATTTTTTGCATAGCGTCCAAGCCTTCATCCGTCTTGAAGAATGAGGCTAACTCACTATACACGTTTTCCCCGTATGGTGCAGTTAATATTTTTTGTCGTTTATCGCTTCCCCAAGTAACTGTACGCTGGTCATCTTTAATGTGAAGAATACCTGCTTCTACAGCACGTACTGCTACATTACGGAGCTTGACATTCTCGTCATTCAAGATTGCCATAGTCTCCTGCGGGTTGTTTTTAGCATAAATAAGCATATCTCTCTTAAGTTCCGAAGAAGTCATGTCGCTTACATTTTGGTAGCTTCCTTTAAACGCTACTCTTGCGACCGCTTCTAATTCTTCGATTGACATGTTTTTAACAGCTATCTGTGCTTCTAACTCTAAGTTCAGTTTATCAAAGCTTTCTTTAGCTACAGCTTCTTTGTCAAACAACTTGAAGTCTACATTGTATTTCGGATGAATCATCAAAAACTTCTGTAGATTGATATCGTACTCATCTGTAACGAGTGTTCCGTTTTCAAACGTAATAGGCTCTAATGTTGCATAGCCGTCTTGTTCGTCAAGGAAAGGAGATACTTGGTTTGTAGCGTATCGTAACGCTCGATTCATACGACCATCAAAGTATGTAAGCGGCTTACGGCTTGCATGTTTGGTCTGAATCATTGCACGGATTGGAGTGCTTTTAGTGATAAGAATAAACACTCTCTTTTGTGGTTTCATGTCTGGTAATATACCAGCATAGCCGAATTCGGCAGTCTTAGCTTTTGCCATTTTATTTTGATTTAATTAAATTAAAAAAAGAGATGCCCTGCCCGAAGGCAGGGACTCTCTATATAGATTACTTCAACAACATGAAGTTGTTAGCACCCATAACACAAAGTGCACGCTCTGATAAGAAGTGTACTTCCATGTTATCCTTGTCAGTTGTAGCTGCACCACCTGCAGAACCAACTACCCAAGTTTTGTACTTACGGTCTTCCATTGGAGACTGACGGTAACGTACGTGTAGGAATGGACGCTTAGCGTTTTGACCCAATACCTCATCGTATACAGTCATTGTACCAGCAGGAACCATGATACCGTCGATAGAGCTATTTCCACCACGAGTAGTAGCATCGTTCAAGTACTTCCAGTCAGACTTGTAGAAGTCGTATCCGATACGGAAACCAGTAAAACCTAAGTTTAACGCCATTTCCTCGTCGTTGTCAAACAAACCGTAAGAGCTTGTAGAAGCACCACTGTTGTTTTGAGCAGCCAACACACGGTCAATATCGAAACCTGTTGCACGGTTTACGAACAATACGTTTTCTTGGATTGCACCTTCTTTATCAAGAACTTTAGCAAACGCTTCAAGGTCATCACGGTCAGTGATAGTACCAGAAGTAGTGTTACCGTTTTCATCTACTTCGTAGAACAAACCTTTCGTTCCTTTGTAGTCAGTTGATAGTGAATCAACACCAGAACCTGATTTTGCTGGTTCACCTTCAATCATAGACATTTCCAAGTAGTCTTCGAAACGTAGACGTGTTTCGTGCTCAGACTTCAAGTACCATAGATAACCAGAAGCACCGTTTTCTGTAGCAACTTCTACCCAACCCACGTGAGCCAACTCAGAACCGTGTACTTCGTAACGGTCTTTGATGATGATAGGGTTGTTTTCTTTGCTCTCGAAACCAGCTTCGTGAGACCCTTGCATACCTGCACTACCTTTCTTGAACTCAGAACCGTAAACGAACAACTCAACAGCGTCGTCATCCGCAAAGTCCGCAGCAGTTGTAGTCAACTCAGCACGGTCATATGGTTCAACTGTAATGCTGTCGTCAGCAACTCCAGTAATCAACGCTTTCAATTCCTTACCCTTACGAGCAGAAGAAGTGTTGATGATTACTACTGTTTGGTTTACACGGAATTCGTGACCTACCATACCAGCACCATCGATACCGTTAGTACCGTCAATAGTACCTGTAGCGCGAATGTGTAGACGACCTTGTTCAGTCCACTTAATCAAATCAGATTGCATAGGAAGTTCCGCAGATACCATACGCAAGAAAGAAGCGATAGAACGATTTCCGTAACGCTCGAATTCTTTTTCGTACAAATCTGGTAAGTACTGCTGTGCAAAATCGTAGCTTGAGCTACCAAGGAAGTTGCTGTTAGCAAGTCCCTTACTCGGAGACGGAGTGAATGAGGTGCTTCCACCTACTGTTCCATTACCGTCAAAACTAATAGTTTGTGCCATTTTAAATAATTTTTAAGGCTTAACGTTTATTTATTTTCAAGCCAGAACCAAAGTTTCCATCGTCAAGAACACGGAATTTCGGCCCCGGTTTCGAAGTGTCAACATTCTTACGCACATTCATATCTATGTTTTTACCCTGCGCTACGACATCGTCGACAGCACTTGCTTTACCTTGCTCGTAAAAGAACTTGGCGTAAGCTTCTGGGTTCATTGCCATAGACAATGCTGTGTGGTAAGCCTTAGCATCTTTTAGCGTTCCGTTTTCATCCATGTGTTGATTAATGAAGTTGGACAAATCGCTTTGACTCTTCTTCGTTTGCTCAACATCCTTAGGTTTAAAGACTACCTTCTCTTCTCCGATTTTAAATTCAAAACCTTTGAACTCGTCATTAAAGAGTTTGTCTGTCTTGCTCCTAAAGGTCTTCAGGACTTCTTCGTTCTGCTTAGATACCTTTTGTTGCTCTTCTTTATATAGTTGATAAAACTTGACAGCTTCCTCGGTCTCTTTAGACAATGACGCACTTGACTCAAGTGCAGACATGTATTGGTCTTTTTGAGCATTTAGATGCTGTTTTGCTTTATAAACTTCTTCTTTCATTTCGAGAGTCTTCGTCTTTACGATGGTGTCATCAGCTCCTTCATCGTATCCGAACTTCAAGTCCAAAAGCGCATCAATGTCACTATCGTCTAACCCTTGTTTGGTTTGTCGATAGTATTCCTTGAGTAGCTCTTGATTAGGCATTTGGTCGAAATCTTGTTGTAAGGCCAAGTAGTCATTTAGACCTCTATTGGTTTTCTCACGGTATTCAAGATACTTCTCTACCTCCTCGGGTAACTCTCGTTTTTCTTCCTTCTTATTAAGAACGTTTTCAAGTTCGTCGCTATTCATGTTGTACTTATCAGACAACAACTGATTGAATAACTCTTCCCTTGAGGGTTGTGGAGATTCAGATTCCTCTGTCTCTTCCTTTTTATCTTCTACTACCTCTTCCGTTTGTGTAACAACTTCTTCGGTAGCTTCTACTTCTTGTTCAACTGTCTCTTCTTGCTTTGGTTCTTCTTGAGTATTTTCGATATCAAGAATCTCTCCGCTTGTTGACACATTGATTTTGTAATCAGCTTCTGGCTGATTTACTGCATCTTCCATAATGTATTGAATTTAATTGTTTACAAAGTTAACCACTATTTACATATCAAAATCTGGCCTCATCATCGGGGGTACCAGACCTTGTTGTGATACTTTTGGTGTTTCAAAGTCATAAGCACCGCTATCATTATTTCGTTGCTCAATCATTTTACTCTGCTGCGTGGCTTGTTTCTCAGTACGCTTGTCTTTTCTATCCTCTCTTTCAGTCTCTCTATTTTTCAATGAGTCAACCTCAAGGCGCTTTAGTTCCATTTCGTACTGATACTTCAATTCAAGCATTTTTTGCTCAATAGCAGCAGCTTGTTGCTTTTCCTGTTGTCTTAATTGAGAACGCATTTGCTCTAACTGTGAGTCAAACTGGAACTGAACCTGCGCTTCTTGCTGACGACCTTGAGAGGCAGCTTGTGCAGACTGCATGTTTGATTGCGTCTGCATTTGAATGTTTTGCTGTTGCATCTCAGCATCACGCTTCTGTTTACGCAACTTACGAATCTTCAACAATGTGTTTGCCAACGTGATATTACTCACGCTTCTGATGTCAATAGCATCGTCCAACTCAATAGCTTTCGCTTGAATAGATTGTTGAATGTTTTGCTCTAACAACTGTTTCTGTTCCTCGTCAGGCTCTAAATCGATAAAAATTCCAAAGTCATGCAAATGCAGAGTCTTAATATCGTTCAATACCTCAACATTATTGCGACCAATCATTTTAGCAAAGTCCTCTGCAAAGTCACTGTATTGCAATATATCTGAAACACGATATGATATAGCCTCACATAACCTCTTGGTGATATTGATTCCTGATAAAACAACGTGTCTTGTTGCAGTATTACTATTTAAAGCAGCGATTTTTTGCACACCTACTAATGCGTATTGGTCTGGAGTACTGCCGTCACGTGCTTCATTCAAACCTGTAGCGGCTCTTAACATATTCAAGTTGTAGTTGTACATAGCTATAAGACTTTGAATCTTAGCGTTAGAACCGCTACTTGTAAGTTCTTGAATAGGAACACGTGCTGCGTTCAACTCACCATCTTCTGTATAACTTCTACCTACAACACTACCCGTCTGGAAATACATAGATAACGCTTCACTTGGATTGTAAGAAGCTCCGTTACCCAAGTCAACAGAGTTCAATCCATCAGCATCAATATATACACCGTCAGGTATCATCTTAGCAACTACTTGTTGTAGTTTTAGGTGCACAAGCTGAATTTGGTCAGCAAAAGGAATCATTCTTTTTACCAAAGAATCGATATGACCCTTTGACTTCTTAATAGAAGAAGCTATGTATGGTGGGATGGTCTTTTGGAAAGCTGAATCTGGACGAACCATGTTCTTCATTAACTCCCATCTGATAATCTTGTTGGTGCCCAACACCATTACACCTTCGTACCACACATCGATTCGTCGTGATACTTTCTTAAATCGTGCTTGTTCGGTCTTAGGGGGATTGAAAGAACTGTCTTTTTTCAATGCTTTCTTACCACCGTTTGCTCCGTCTTTGATTTTGTATACAATCTCTTTATCTGTTTTATAGCAGAAGTATAGTAACGATACGTTTGCTTTATCAAAACCGCTTTCTGACGATTGGTTGATTGTACTTCTATATCCATCAAATCTACTTGCAAGTTTAGCAATCTCTTCTAAATCGTGTTGTGTTAATGATGGGTTTATCTTTTTGAGTTCAGTAACATGTGTGCTTTTTACCTCGCCAAAGTAGTAACAGTCACGGAAGTTAGGGTCTTCTGTTGGGCTGTATACAAAATTAACAGGGTCTACATATTCAATACGCACACCATCATGACCGTCGAACTTGTGTTTTGCTACAGATAGACCTAATACCACTTGGTCTTCGTCGAGCCTGCGCTTAACTTCGTGATAATCATTGTATTCCAAAACAGAGGAAATCGCTAACTCTTGAGCTACTTCTACATTCTGCTTGTAGTTAAGCTTCATATAGATGTCTAACTCTTCGTCTGTATCTGGCAAAGTTTCTGGTGCAAACTGGAATGCGTCAACACCTGTACCTTCTTTCAAGGTCATCAGTGCATCTTTTGCACGCATATCTGTCTGCATTTCTAATCGGAACTCTGCACGTTCCTCGTTAGATAGTTCATCAACAGCCTCTGCCTTCACATCAAAAAGACGGTTACTGATACCGTTAACTACAATGTCAACAAACTTTGGTACAATAGGAACTGGAGTCCAATCAAGATTTAAATAGCTGAGGTCTCCGTTCACGGACATCTCATTCTTGTATTTCTCGATTGGCTGTTCTCCTTTGGCGTATAATCTTCTAAGTAAGAATTCAGAACGAATATCGCCATACAATGACGTATCGTATTCTCTTGAGAACCATTCCGACTCAATCGCTTGACCTACCTTTAGGCCGTACTCTACCGACTCTTTTTCTACATCGGGTGCGAATTGATTTGGGAATCCACTACCATTTTGGAAACGTGGTTTATTCATCATAATGGCTTAATAATTTCACTAACAAAACCTTTGTTACTGTATTTCGCAAAGTTAAGAGATATTTCACTATCTTTTTTCACGGTAGTCCTTGCTGCCGTTTGGTTTGCCATAATCGCAAAGCCCGAAGATACCGTGGCGTCAAAACGTGTACGATTGTTAATATCGTAGTTAGCCCAATCTAATAATGTGCGATTAAAAGGCATTTCGTTCATTGTACCTATCTCACCTGATTCAGCATTATCAATCACGCCCACGTTCTTTTGAATATACGCTTCTAATGCTTCTGCGTGTGCCATAATCACAGCGCTACTTGACGGTATCCCGCCCAACTCTTTTTCTGCTTTAGATAGATTGTTTCTGCTTTTGTCTGGTCTGTTTATACTAAACTTACGATAACCCCTCTCTTTTAAATAATACAACAAACGAGGCTTTTGATTTTCTACAAGTATTGGCATACCATAGAAATGAATAGCCATTAAAACATCTTCATAAAACAACTCTGCTGTTGGTGGTCTTGATATATATTCTAAAAAGAAAGAATTAGTAGGGCCGTCTTCCATATGGAATTTAGTCATTCCGTGTAACGCCCCTTTAGAACCACCACCATTTACAACACCGCTAATGTCATAGCTATCACAACCAAAAGCGCCCATATGGGCATTCATAGGGATTTTTCTACTTCCTTTCGTTTCTACTTGATTTTGCAGTTCTAATGGAGGTATCCAATTCACTATAAATCTACCTTTTGGATTAGGACTAAACTGAACCTTGGTATCTCGTTTTCCATTAGACCAGTAAAAGTCACCACGAATCAAACCGTTACTGCGTTTGTTGGTGTCGTTGTAATCTATCTGTTCGTATATCTTAGTAAGGTTGAAAAGAGTGTTTTTTGATTCATCTCTAAATGCATGAGACTCTGTCCTTGGAAACTGTCTGTAAAATTCATTAAGAGCGTCAGGGTCTTGCTTTAAAGACTCTACTTCATTCTCCCAATATGTAATTACACTTTGATATATAGGTTCTCCGTCAATACCTACCAAGGGTTTTTCCGGGTCTTCCAAAACAGGCTGACCATATTTGTCTATAAAGCCCTCCATATTCCACTCCATAGGTATAAAAAGAGAATACAGCCCGCTTTTGGTCTGACCATTCGCATTACGTTCTTTTGGGTTACTGTCTTCGAAGAGCTTTTTGAAGTTGTTACCACCCTTATCTAATGCGTTTGATGTAGAACCCATCATACACTTTCCGATAACCTTACTCCCCAATCGCAGACAAGTTTTGGTTACACGCCAGTTGTTAAGGATATTATCAGGTTTTTCCCACTTGCCACTTTCATCGTGTACAAGTAACCTTAGTTTCTCACCATCGTAACTGTTGTCACCGGTGTTTTTCCAGTCAATAGTCGTATCAAGACCCTGCAAGTCTGCAAGCGAATCTTGCTTTCCTATACCTTTTCTGGTAAGTTTTGCTGCTGGCACACGATATGCTAACTCTGACTTAGGTCTATCCATACCGTCTTGTATAGGCTTGAAGAAAAATGGGTAGTTGACAGATATAGGAACTACTTTATCTGTAAACATTTTCTTGGCATCAGCACCTGACTTTGACAGAATCCCAAACCTTGAATCCGATGTTATTGTAGCTTGATTTACCGTTTCTGCAGAAGACATAAATGAAAAACCACTACGACGGTTTTTTAGATAACACATACCGTAACATCTGCTATCTGCTTTACACGCTTCCCAGTATATAAAGAACAATCTGTTTGACTCTCTGAAATCTGGACTACCTACATCGATTTTAGTCCATTGTAAATACATGTAATGAGAGCCTGTTATATAACAAGGCTTACCGTTGTTGTAAAACCAAAGGCCATTATCTCTTCTATCAAACTCTCTTTCTATATAAGGTATCCAAGTTTCCTTGAAATCCTTGCTCATTTCGTTCCAACTAAATATTGTTGAAATAGATTTGAGCGCTTTGGGATACGGCTCTTGCTCCCAATACTGCTCCTTATGAGTGTTAGAGCGCTTGTGTATATTTTTCTTTGCCGGAAGGGCTATGTGTAACCCATTGATTTTAAGGACTTCACCTATTGTTCCGTCCTTGGATATCACTATAAGGTCTTGCTCAAGGTCATACCCGTACTTCCATGATTTTACAGCGTTTCGCTTTTTCATCACGGATTGGGTAACGTAATTTTTTTCTACGGTGTACAGACTATTTAGACCTTCTTTCTGCAAATCCTCCTGTCATTGATTTGTTTTCCTCGTTAGGGTTTTCTAACAAGTTTTTTTCATTCTCAACCCTATTAAGTATCTCAAATGCATCAAATATCGCAAGCTTTTTTGTTGCCGCTGCGTTTTTTAATCTATCTGCAGCAAGTTCGTCTTCAGGGTCAGGCTTAATAATATCTTCTTCTGCAACCTTGATTAATTCTTGTACAGCTTTATGACCTGCTTGTATGATTCGCTCTTTGTATTCCTTGGTTGTCATAATGTAGCTATTATATCACGAGTGTTCATTCTGTACAGTTTTTCGCCATCTACGAAAAACTCATACTCACTGTCCTTGGAAAACTTAACTTTCTCTCCTTCTGAAACACCACGCTTTTCTAATGCGCTATTTGAGTGAGTAAGTATCCCTGTATTTTCCTCAAAACCAGTCTCATAAAGATAAGTATTTTCTTTATCAATTGGTTTTACAAAACACCAGTCACCAACACTGTTCCAGCGTGTACCATTATGGTACATATAAAACTGAAATGGGTCAATAAAATATATGTTGTTTTTGAAGTAATTTGGAGACTTTCGAGGCTTACCGCTCATATCATAATACACTCTGAATACATTGTGGTGTACAATGATAATATCATTTGATTTTATGTCACCCTGATAGTGAATAGGAACCTGTAATACTTTCGCAAATCTATTGACGTGCTTATGGTCTTCTAAACTACTATTGACGATTATCTTTTGACCAGCTATCTCTACTGTATTCTGATACTCATCGCCATAAGGCTCTATGAGAAAAAAGAATGGTGATTTCATTAGAAGTTCATGTTGTACTCTACTGATACAGGCATGTTAGAGTTAAAAGACTTCCATAAGAACACCTCTTTTGCTTTCTCTACATATATTTTGTACGATTGGTCTTTCCCATCATACTGAATATCGTGTATAATGTATCTGCCCCCAAGAACTTCTTGTCCCATGAGATAATGCATACTTGACTTGTAGTCGGCTCCTATGGATATCTTTCTTATTGTCA